TTGCCCGTATATGAACAACTTGAGAGGGTTCGTGCCGATAATGTTACCTCGACCTCGATTGGCCCTTTGTCGTCTGGGAATGGATAATTTACAGTTTGAACAATGTAATCATCTAATTTAATCTCTATGAAGTCATCAGAACTTTTCTCAAATCTTAACTCTAATAGACCTGCATTCGTATCATATTCTTCTTGTGACCTTAATTCAGTCCATAGTGCCTTATCAGTAACAAGTAATGTGAGTGAAATCTCATAAGTTCTTTGTGCTGGAATATGTGCCGAAGTAACTTGCCTATTATAGTTACCAATAAATCTTTGAGGAGCAATGTTATTATTAATGGTCAAAGAACCAGATTTTACTCTTGCGTAAGTTTGACCAAATAATGTAATTGTTCCATCTGAATACATATATGGAGATGTTGTTGTAGCATCATAATTATATAGACCTGTTGCGCCTTCTAAACTCCTATGAGGAGCATAATTTTCTGGCCCATCAAAAGCACTTCTTGTAACTAAATCTAAAGTAGTTTTTAATTCTTGGCCTTCTTCAAAATTAAGAGTCATAGTATTAACTTGGCATCCAGTGAATACCTTTGAATACATAGATGCACCATCATCATTTAAAACATATCTGTTAGTATTTGTAGCCTTATTGTAACTCACATCTAAAGCGAATGAAGGTAAATCATGACCATTTAATTCAGTAAAAGAATAAGCAATAGTACCTGTGCCAATATCTTTTAATGAACCTGTAGCAGATGGGGGATATTCATTTCCTCCAATCGCTCTAAAGAATTTAGTGCTATTATCTCCAGCAGTAACTGTTGAACTACTACCGCTAATAGCAGTATTTGTAGCATCATGTGTTACTGAATCAATTTTACCTAAAGCATAATATAACCAAGAACCATTGTTTAGTGAAATATCTAAAGAACCACCACTAACTGTTTCAGCACCCTTATACTGATGTGCAAAATTTCTTGTTCCAGAAACAGCCAAATTAAGTTGTTTCATTTCTACTTCAACATTTGGTGGAGTAAATGTATTAACTACTCCCAACCAATTATCAGCAAGTAAAGCGTGTCTGCTACCACTATTAATCGCCATTTGTGGGGCAGGAACGGGCGCACCAAATTTTTGAATTGTAGCAGTAATACTACCTGATGCTAATGCAGTATCAATAGATACATCAGTAGTAACAGTAGTAGCGTCATTATCTACAATTGTTACATATTGTGTGTCTGAACCCTCTACTAGTTTAAGTTCGCACCCAATATACAAATCAGGAACTAACTTAATTGTTGTATCATTAAAAGTTATTACCTTACCACTATAGGTACATGATGTTCCCAATAATATATTGCTTTCTGGTATTAGTGTTGCTTGTGTTCCTGCGCCTACATATATTTCATTACTCATTTTATTCACCTTTTTTATGTATTTCTTCCGAATCTTTTCATCTCGATAGACAATTTATAACCTAACAATCTTTTGCCTCTATCATTAGCCTCACTTCTACCAGTTAATTTAATTAGTTCTGCACTTTCTTCATTTGCAGTTCCGGCATTAACAGTAGGTCGAAGTGAGTTATCTTCGATGATGAATCTGGCTATACGATATAAGGCTTGCAGTCTATCGCGTGAAAATGTTAATTCGGTAAAGTCTCTTCGATGCAATACCCGAATATGTAACGTAAATGTAAAGGTTTCATTACGAACTGCATAATCAATTGTTGGATATTCAGTACTGCTACTGTCTTCAAAAACTACAATAACCGATTGAGAGTCAATATCTACTCTTCTTCCTTCATTAGGGGCTATTGACCTAACATCAATAAATCTCGGAGTTTCGATATGAGCCGTTGTTATGTCGCCTCTTGTTTGCAGCGTTGATGCTGCGGAAGACCAATTATCACTCAATAATTCAATGATAAATGTTACTTCATCCATGACGAAATCTCCTCTGCAATTTGTTTATCTAATTGTTTTTTAAAATTATCCATTGCATTTTTGAAGATTTGTTCATCTGAGAAACTAATATCAAACCCTATTTCTCCTTGAATATCTTTTAATGCTTCATTTCTTTCTTTCTCGATTTCCAATAATCTTTTGAAATCTGCTATTAAATTTTTCATAATATCACAGACTGTAAATTGTAATCTTTTTACCGTTAAGTATTTCCATTGCTTCTTCTTTCAGAATATCATGCTTTGTCTTCAAATCAATATTTGAACCTGTTTCAGCAATCAATATAGAATTATCATCATGTCTAATAACTTCTGCGGCAACTAGTTTAGTAGCGGCTTCATGTATAACTCCCGGAACTCTTGAATCACCGCTCATATAAGTTACTTTACACGAATGATTCTGAACGTATGGATAGTTCTTTAAGAAGAATATTTTACCTTCTGAATCAATTGTCCAGTAATCTCCCAATCTACGTTGGTCTTGGTTATCTGTAAAATTAGTTTTAGTTCCAGAAGTGCAAGCAATAGTGCAATCAGAACCATCTTCTCCCGGTAATAAAGAAGAAATAATTACTTTACTACTATCATCAGTAGCAGTAGAAGCATAAAAGAAATTAGATATATTTCTTGTTAATGACCCGCTAGTAGCAGTTTTAGATTTAGCACTTGTAGCACCTGTGAATTGAGCAGTTTTCTTTGGGAAAGTTTCATTAATTAACGCTACAATTTCTTGAGCAGTAGTTTTCTTTCCATAAGAACCAAAGAAATCAGTACCTTCTGTTAAAACAAAACTAAAGTTACCAACTCCTAATGTAATTGTATAGCCTGAACCACTTGCAGGTGGAACATAAGAAGCCGTAGCAGATGCTAAATCAACGTAATTATTACCCTGCCAAACTTCAAGTCTAACTATTTTCATTACTTTAGGTCTTTCTAATTGAATAAAACCTACATAATCTTTGTATGGTTGAACCGGATAATATGAATGCTTAAAGAACTCAAAGTTATGAAATTCATCTTTATAAATTAAAGGTCTAAACGGATGACCTACTTTATCATCTATCTTATCTTCGACCCTTTTAATTATTGAACCGACTTCTCCCCTACTTGGTGTAGTAGTATCTGTAAATTCATTAATTTGCAATAATGCAGACACATCGTGGTGTCGAGTATAATATCCATTACCTTGTGAATAATTGACGTTTATGTTTGTAAAATCGCTAGGAGAATATGCTTTACTCAAATCTTTCCACCATCCTTGTTAATGATATATAAGCAGATTTAATTCTGCTCATAGTTGAAATGTCTTCTGTATTTACTTTTCTTTCTTTTCTTTCTAAACTAGATTCTTTTCTTTCTTTTTTACCAGAAAGATTTGAAAACTTAGAACCTAAAAAGGTAGGGTTTGCAATATTAAAATCAATAGTTGAATTAGTTAATTCTTCTATTTTATCTATTGTAATTAAAGGAATAAATGGCTCTATTGTTTCTTTAACCTCTTCACTCACTAATTCTTCGCCTTCTTCTTGGGCTTCTGCTATTTCTTTTCTTCTTTTTTTACCTTGAGAAGAACTTTCATATTCAAAAGAGATACTATCTTCTGTTTCTTGGGGTGAAAATTTCTTATATCCCATACTTCTCAAAATAGTAAAAATACTTTGTGTTTTTATCTCATCTTTATTAAATAAATCCATGCCCTTAAATTTCTTCCTGTAGGAAAAAACAATATCATATCTGCCTACACCTAACTTACCCCGCTTAGGTGTAACTGCAGACATTAAAGAGGCTTTAATAGGATTCATAGAATTTCCTGATAAATCTAAATCAGGAGTTTGATTAAGTAAATTCTCTAAAATATTTATAATTTCATCATATTCTGAAACTGTCTTATTTACATACATTCCTTCAAATTCTACATTTTCAGTATCAGTTACTCTCATGTTTTGAATGCTACCAACTCTAGAACTATCATCACCGCTAGATGCTAAAAATCTTTGAGCAATAGCATCTTTAATGTCTTTAGAGTCTTTTTTCTTAGCAGTTTTAATTTTCCCAACTTTAAGGTCAGTTAAATCTTTACCTCTTGGTATTAATTTTTGCGATGTTAATACTTCTTTAATATAACTTTCACTATCAAAGATTAAAGCATTCTTTTTCAATTCAATATGTTTCTTGATAATGTTAGGGTAATATATTGGTTTACTATCTAACCAATTATTAATAAAACTAGATTCAGTTCCTTTAACACTTTCCAAATCATATTTTAATGCTTTATTATATTTACCACGATTAAGTAAATCTTTTACTTTAAATCCTTTCAAATTTTTAGATAATTCTGATGAAAATATATTATTATCTGAAATTAATTCTCTTTGCACTAAATCATCATACAATAATTTTAGTTGTTGTTTATCTATAACTTCTAAGAAGTGATTTAAATATTTAACATAATCATCCAATGAAAAAGAATAATCAGAGATTTCTACAGTAGCAGAATCTATTTTTTTATACTCTGCAGGACTAAGTAAATCATATACTTCATCATCTAAATTATTCAATTTATTATCCATTTCATTAAATATATAGAGAGCCATTTTTTCATAAACATTACTCTCCATTAACTTATTATGGTTTTGCTTTATCATAGAAGGAGTTAAAACTATAGTCTCATTAATAGGACTATAATCATCTTCTATGACGACACGCTCGACCATAATTTAACCCCCATGTTAAAATCACGCCAACCATTTAGCCCATGCTACAGTTTTACCAATTGCAGATGCTAAACCTAAACCACTTTGCGGTGGATTATAAGTCATTTGACCCGAAGCAGGGTCAATCCAATATGGATTATTATATTGGTCATAGCCAGCAGGTGGAACAGGATAACCAGATTGATTATTAAGAGCCATTTGCTGTTGCATCATTTGTTGGTTTATTCCACCCATAGCAGGTGCGCCTTGAATATTAGATGGTTGTTGTGGTTGTTGTGGTTGTTGTGATTGTCCAACATTAAATCCTTGTGACTGTAAATACTGTTCTTTAGCCATTTTCCTTTGCATAATCACTTCTGTATTAAGTGCTGCACCTAATATATTTTGTAAATCTAACTGTATATTTTCAGTAGTGATTGTTTCATATTCTCTTAAAGAATCTGGATGGACTTCTAAATCTCCACCTGTTCCAGAAACAAATTTCATCTTAGGAAGCATTTGACCTAATACTCTTTCTATTACATCTTCTAACATTTTTTCAAATGCAGTTAAGAATGCTTCTCCATGATAATAGAAAAATTCTTCTACATGATTTTCTTGAAGCGTCAATAAATTGTTCATTGACTTAAATTGTTCTTGCGAACTGTTTGTTATTTGTTGTGCTAATGTTGAGTTAGTTGTTCTCCACGCCATATTATTCTACCACCTTTTCTTCTATTTTTGCCCCTTCTTTTAATAAACTTTTGATTCTTTCATTTAATGAATCAGTTTCAATAATTAATCTAAATAATTCTTCTTCTTTAGATTCTGATAACCCTTGAGGAGGTTTAATAGACCAACCTAAAGAAGATAAACTGGAAATGTCTGTT